ACAGAAGAATACTACATTTATCGTGAAAAACCAGAATCAAATACTGGTATTAGAATTGCAAATGAAGCCGTATGTTATGTAACATCAGGACTATATGATGCATCAAGTAAGAAGATTATTAGTTATCTTCACAAAGCAATCAAACCACTTAATCAGTTGCGTATGATTGAAGATGCAGTTGTTATTTACCGTATATCACGGGCGCCCGAAAGACGAATCTTTTATATTGATGTTGGTTCGCTTCCAAAGACAAAAGCAGAACAGTATGTGAATACTATTATGAATAAATATCGAAACAAATTGGTATATAATGCTGATGATGGTTCGATTCGTGATGACAAGAAACATATGTCAATGCTTGAAGATTATTGGTTGCCTCGCCGTGAAGGTGGTAAGGGTACAGAAATCTCTACACTCGATGGTGGACAAAACTTAGGAGAAATGGAAGATGTGGAATATTTCCAAAAACGATTATTTCAATCACTAAGTATTCCCCGAACTCGATTTGAAATGGATAGTGGATTTTCTGTTGGTCGTTCATCAGAAATCAATCGTGATGAAGTTAAATTTATGAAATTCATTAGTAGATTGCGAAATAAGTTCAACGAGTTATTCCGAATAGTTTTACGAACACAATGTATACTTAAAGGTATTATGACCGAGGACGAATGGAATCAAATTGAACAACACATCAAATTTGATTATGCAAAAGACAATCACTTTACAGAATTGAAAGATTATGAAATCATTGGTGAGAGAATGACAATTCTTAGGGATGTAGACGAATATATTGGTAAATATTTCTCAACCGAATGGGTAAGGAAAAATATCTTACGACAGGATGATGAAGACATAAAAGAGATAGATAAACAGGTATCACAGGAACGAGAAGCCGGTATTATTACCGATAACGGAAACTATTAAAAATGAATAACTATTCAAAAGACATTATAGAAAGCATTTTTGGTAAGGAAGAAACCGAAAGTATTAAGAGCAAAATTGAAACTGTTCTTAATGATAAGGTTGGTGTTCGCATTGCACAAGAAGGTGTAAATGTTGCACGAGATGTTATGGTTGTTTCTGAAGCAGAGGAAGAAGATGCAGATAAAGCCGATTTACAAGGAACAATAGATGATATTGGTCTTGACCCTGTTATGGATAGGGAATACTTTTTAAAATCTGTCGAGATTGGTGATGTGCTTATTACAATTAAAACAATTGGTGTAGGTAAAAATAAACCAGTTTCTGTTTATATTGATAATGTTCGTTGGGAATTCTTTGCTGGTCCTGTTATTGCAGAAAAAGAAGTAAAGAAGTTTATTGAGTCAGAACATTATGATACGTGGCTAAAATCGATGGGTGCTGATACATCTACTGAAGAAAAAGAACCACCGCCACCAGAAGAAGAAAAGGTTGATGAAAATATTATCAATACCCTTCGTAATATCAAAGAATCTAAAGAATTTACATTCAATAACGACATTGTTTCAATTATTATTGACTCAAAGCAAGCAAATACCATAGTGGCGGTATACGAAACACTAAATAAGAATAATAAGGATAGTTTTAGAGAAATGCTCAAAGAGAGCAGAAGCAGTTTTATTAAGGTTCTAAACTTTTCTTTTGAACAACTTTCAATAACAGGAGATTCCCAAGATGAATCACGATAACGCTAGAGAAATTATTAACGACATCCTCGATACAAATTTATATGATGCAAAAGATAAACTTGTATCTTCATTATATGCTAAAACAAGTGAACAACTTGAAACATACCGAGAAGATAATAGTGCAGATATTATTCAGAATGTATCTGATATTGCAGAGGAATTGAGCAAAGAACAGAAAGCATATAAATCTTTCTTTACTGGTATGCTAAAGAAGTGGGATGTAGAATCGCCAGCCGATATCCCAGACGATAAGAAAGATGAATTCTTTAATGAAGTTAAAAAAGGATGGAAGAAAGATAAAGATAACGATTCTGAGGGAGAGGGAGAATAATGAAACTAATCACAGAAACAAATCTTGATGGTATCGATATGATTACAGAAGCCAAAGAAGATGGTGGTAAGAATTACTACATCGAAGGTGTTTTTATGCAATCAGACACCAAAAATAAGAATGGTCGAGTATATCCTAAAGATATCCTGATGAATGAAGTTACACGATATGCAAAAGAGTATGTTGGTAACAAACGAGCATTGGGTGAACTTGGACATCCAGAAGGACCAACAGTAAATTTAGAACGAGTATCCCATATTATTACAGAACTTCGTCAAGAAGAAAACAATATTCTAGGTAAAGCAAAAATTATGGACACCCCATACGGCAAGATTGTAAAAAATCTAATCGATGAAGGTGCTAAAATCGGTGTTTCATCTCGTGGTATGGGTTCACTTAAAAAAAATAAACAAGGTATAAATGAAGTACAGAACGATTTTATGCTTTCAGCCGTTGATATTGTTGCAGACCCTTCTGCACCCAGTGCATTTGTAAATGGTATTATGGAAGGTAAAGAGTGGGTTTGGGATAATGGTATTATCAAAGCCCAAGATGTAGAGAGTTATGAAACCCTAATCAACTCTGCTTCGTCAAAAGCAGACCTAGAGGAAAAGACCCTCTTTGCATTCGTTGATTTTTTGTCAAAATTATAGATATTATATATAATAGAAATACAAGTTGTGCCGATTTCATTAGGCATCAGAAATAAGAATACACAGGAGTATTAAAAATGTCCGAAAAACTAGACCCAGTTCAAACTGCCCAAGCAATTTTTGAAGGCAAAGTGAACGACACAGAACAAGAAGTTTCAGAAGACCTTCGTAAAGCACTAAAGGGTGCAGTTAAAGAGGGTCTTGATGAATTTGAATTTGAAGGTAAAACCTACAAAGTATCAGAATTCAACGAAGAAGAATTAAAACTTGCAACAGGTGGTGACGATGTTCCCGCCGCAGATGCAGGAGAGAAAAAGAAACCAAAGAAAGCAAAAGACCCAAAACCAGAAGCATCTAGTGCATCTGCAAAAGAAGAATCGGTTAAACTTGATGTAGACGATATCGAAATCGTTGCTGAAGATTCAAGCGATGACTCAGATATGTCTGCTCTTTTCTCTGGTGAAGACCTATCAGAAGAATTCAAAACTAAAGCAACTACTATCTTTGAAGCGGCTGTTTCAGCACGAGTCAAAGATATTGCTTCTGAACTTGAAACAAGTGCAAACGAACAAGTTTCTGAAATTACTGAAGCACACAAAGCAGAACTCAGTGAATCTCTTGATGACTACCTCAACTATGTTGTATCGGAATGGGTTTCTGAAAACGAACTTGCAGTAGACCGTGGACTTAAAACTGAAATAACTGAAAGTTTTATGGGTGGACTCAAAACACTCTTTGAATCGCACTTCATTGATATGCCAGAAGACAAGTACGACCTAGTTGCTGAACTAGAAGCAAAAGTTGAAGCACTTGAAGGTTCAATCAACGAAGAAATGCAAAAGAATGTTGAACTATCAAGCAATCTTTCAGAAGCAAAAGCAGAAGATATTCTTGCTGATATGTCTGAAGGTCTTGTAGCAACACAGGTTGAAAAGTTTGGAAAACTTGCAGAAGGTCTTGAGTATGATACACTAGACCAATATCGTGAGAAACTTGCAGTAATCAAAGAATCATACTTCGGTAAATCAAAATCATCTATGAATGTAATTTCAGAAGATGAAATTGAAATTGAAGACACCACAGAAGATACAATTGCTGACCCACATATGAATCGATATTCTCAATATCTTTCAAAGCAAGGTAAGCACAATAATTATTGAAATTTATAATATTATAAATAATCTCGTTACAACAACGCTAACACTGTGTTAGCATAATTATAAATCCATTAAGGAGTAAGAAAATGGAACAAAATGATATTACACAAGTTGCAGAGCAACTTAAAGAAAAATGGAATCCTGTATTAGAACATACAGACCTTCCAACAATTGGTGACAACTACAAAAAGAATGTCACTGCAATTCTGTTAGAAAATCAAGAACAAGCAATGCTTGTTGAAGCACCAACAAATGCAACTGGTTCAAATATTGATAATTGGGACCCAGTTTTAATTAGTCTTGTACGCCGTGCGATGCCTAACCTAATGGCATACGACATTGCGGGTGTTCAACCAATGACTGGCCCTACTGGTCTTATCTTTGCACTTAAAGCGAAGTACACTAGTCAAGGTGGAACAGAAGCGTGGCCGATGAACATCGATACTGACTTTGCGGGTGGTGCATCAGCAGATTATGCCGCTGATGACAATGACCCACTAGCAGCCGGTGCAAATAACCAAGCAGCCGGTGCGACAATTGATACAATGCACGTTGGACACGCTATGTCCACTGCTACAGCAGAAGGTCTTGAAGGTACTGGTGCAAATGCATTCAACCAAATGGCATTCAGCATTGACAAGACATCCGTTGTTGCTAAATCTCGTGCGTTGAAAGCAGAATACACAACTGAACTCGCTCAAGACTTGAAAGCAGTTCACGGTTTAGATGCAGAAACAGAACTTGCTAACATTCTCTCGACTGAAATCCTTTCGGAAATCAACCGAGAAGTTGTCAAGACTATCTACAAAGGTGCTAAACTTGGTGCCCAACAACTTGACCTTGCATACAAAGGTGCGGGTGGTGCAACATTCGGTTTATCTGGTGGTTCAATCGGTGGTATCTACGACCTTGATGCTGATGCAGACGGTCGTTGGAGTGCTGAGAAGTTCCGTGGACTTTTGTTCCAACTCGAACGAGAAGCAAACCAAATCGCTAAAGACACACGCCGTGGTAAAGGTAACCTAGTTATCTGCTCCTCAGATGTTGCTTCAGCACTCGCAATGGGTGGATTCCTACAACTCTCAGGTGGAGATGCAGGTAACCTAACCGTAGACGATACTGGTAACACATTCGTTGGTACACTCGGTGGTGGTAGAATGAAAGTATATGTTGACCCATATGCGACTACTGACTACTGTTGCGTAGGTTACAAAGGTACTTCACAGTACGATGCAGGTTTATTCTACTGTCCATACGTTCCACTACAAATGGTTCGTGCGGTTGGTGAAAATTCCTTCCAACCTAAAATCGGTTTCAAGACTCGCTATGGTCTAGTGAACAACCCATTCGTTGGTACTGCATACGCTGACCCATCAAGCACTGCTTCTAACCGCAGAAACCCATACTACAGAATCTTCCGTGTTGATAATCTTCACGGTGAAGGTTAATTGTTAGTATAGTTTAAGTTATATTTTTGATTAAGGGTGTCCTTCGGGACACCCTTTTTCATTTGTATAAATATATTAACAGGAGATTTGTATTATGTCTACAGGTATTACAGGTTCTGACTTGCCCGGCGTTCCAACATCACTAGGTGTAAGTCCAGACAAAAGACAACCCACTAACACAAACCAAGTTGGTTCTACTAACTATCGGTTTTTCTTGCACCGTGCCCCAGCAGTGACTTATTTTTGTCAATCAGTTACTTTGCCCGGCGTAGATATTGATGCACTTGAACAGGAAACTTTCTTTGCATCTGCAAAACAGCCTGGATATAAACCAAACTTCAGTGACTTTACAATCAAATTCTTAATTGATGAAGACCTACAGAACTGGCGAGAAATTTATGATTGGATGAAAAGTTACAGTGGATTCGAGGATTTTGATGGATTCACTTCCCCAGAAGCCGACCATTTCTCTGATGCAACCCTAATGATTCTGACAAGTGGTATGAATGCGAATCTAGAAGTAACATTCAAAAACTGTTTTCCTACTTCATTAGGTAGTATTGAGTTTGATTCTAGTATTGATGATATTGAAGCCCTTACCACCGATATTACTTTCGCCTTTGACAGTTACTCAATAAATAAACTATAAAGTTTTTGACTTCTGCTGATATGGCAGTATAATATACACTATGAAACTAACTGATATACGAAAAATGGCAGAACAAGATGCGGTGATTGATGAAACAGAACTCGGAAGCGAGTCAATCAAAATTCCACAACTCCACAACAAATACCTAGTGCTAATGCAGGATGAGAAATTCGCATTACAACAAATGAATATCCAATTCTATCAGATGAAAAGATTGAAGTGGGAATACTATACAGGTAAAATGGACAAAGAAACTCTTGATGAGTTGGGGTGGCAGCCGTTCCAACTCAATGTTCTCAAGAAAGATTTGGATTTGTATTTTGATGCAGATGAAGATTTAGTAGAACTTAAAGGTAAAATCATTTATCAAGATTCTAAAATAGATTTTCTTGAGAATACACTCAAAACTCTAAACAACAGAAATTGGGTAATCAGAAACGCAATTGAGTGGAATAAATTTACTCAGGGTGGTTTGTAAAATAGTGATATTGGTTGAGAAAAAGAATTCAGTGCATATGAAAGTATATGCAGAGGACAGAGGAATAGAGAAAGAACTGAATTCCTTTTTCACCTTCAAAGTTCCCGGCCACGAGTATATGCCCTCATATAGAAACAGAATGTGGGATGGGAATATAAAATTATACAGTGTACATTCTAAAGAACTCTATACAGGGCTATATGACCACCTAGAGAGGTTTTGTGCTGATAGAGGGTATCCCCTATCTGGGTGGTCACCAAAACCCTCACGAGCCGTGGATGATGCTCTAATAAGCAAGTTTATAGACAACCATCTTAAACCATCGGTAAATGGACAGAGAATCCACGCACGAGAGCATCAGGTAGATGCGGTTCATCACTCAATAAACAGCGATAGAACGCTCCTGCTCTCTCCTACTGGGTCAGGGAAGTCGCTAATGATTTACTCTCTAATGAGATACTATAATGACATATTAGACCCCAATAAGAAGATTCTAATCATTGTTCCGACTACCTCACTGGTATCACAGATGTATAGTGACTTTGCAGATTATTCTAGTAACGATGGTGTGTGGAATGTTTCTCAGGAATGTCACAAAGTAACGGCAGGGAAAGACAAACTAAATCCAAATAAACGAATCGTGATTTCTACTTGGCAATCTATTCATAAACTGGGAAAGAAATATTTTGATAATTTTGGTGCGGTGTTTGGGGATGAATGTCATCTATTCAAGGCGAAATCCCTTACAACAATTATGACCAAACTAGAAAATTGCAAATATAGAATCGGAACAACAGGAACTCTTGATGGAACACAATGTCATAAATTAGTCATTGAGGGATTGTTTGGTTCTGTATATAAAGTAACTACTACAAAGAAACTTATTGAGAAAGAAGTATTATCCGATTTTGAAATTGATTGTATTGTTCTGAAACATTCAGAAGATTTCAAAAAGAAATATAAAAGAGTTACATATCAGGAAGAAATTGATGCAATAGTAGGATACGACAAGAGAAATGAGTTTATTGCAGATTTGACAAAATCACTGAAAGGTAATTCTTTGGTGTTATTTCAATATGTAGAAAAACACGGTAAGCCGTTATATGATTTAATAAAAGAGAAATGTCCAGAAAAAGATATATACTTTATACACGGTGGTACAGAATCAGAACTTCGTGAAAAGATTAGGAAACTAATGGAGAGGAAAGATAATGCAGTTATCGTTGCATCATATGGAACTTTTTCAACAGGCATCTCTATTAGGAAGTTGCACAACATCGTGTTTGCTTCCCCTTCAAAATCAAGAATCCGTGTATTACAATCAATCGGTAGACAACTTCGGAAATCCGAACACAAAGAAAAAGCACGACTCTACGACATCTCAGATGATATCTGTTGGAAAAAATATAAAAACCACACTTACCGACACTATGAAGAAAGATTGAAATTATATAGAACAGAAAAGTTTTCTCACCGAACAATTCATATAAATATAGAGTAAGGAGTTTTTATATGTCTAAAAACAATATTTACCGATTGTTCAGATTAACAAATGGTGACAATCTAGTTGCAAAGATACATCGTTCCACAGACGATAAATATTATCTTGAGCGACCAATGAGAATAACATCTATTATAGCCAATGACCCAATTGACCCCACAGGGATGTTCAAAAGGGAATTAGTTTACCTAGTCCCTTGGATAGAACACACAAACGATAATGTTGTTCCAATTAAAAAATCAGTTGTAGTGTCTATGTGTATGGCTGATACAGAAATCAGCACAGCATATGATATTCAGAAAGAACGAGAAGATGTAGGCGGAATGGGTGAAGAATCTTCTGATGCTCCTTTTCCAGAACAACCAACACATCCAAATAATAAGGATATTGATGAACTTCTTGGAAATATTATGTTTGAAGATGGAGAATTTATTCCAGAAAATAAAAATATAACTGATATGTCAATTAAAGATATTGTTAATAACATCCTCAATGACATCGTTGCAAATGCACATCAACCACCAGAAGAAGAATGGGACGAAAATACAATTGACAAAACTCGTGATGACTATGGTTGTCACTTAGAAGATTGGTCACCTTATATCGAAGATTACACGAAAGAACCGCCTCCACACACGGAAGATGATACAAAAAAAGATTCCTAAGAATCTTGAAACTGTCATCCTTTCTTATATATTATTAAATACCCCCTGTTGAATCCAGACATTATATGTATAAAACAGCCATTAATTTGTCAAGTCATTTTAGAAAATAATTTTAAATATTTTTGTTGATTTATTAATTTCTTCTGTTATACTTTCGTATAACACAAAAGGAAATAAATATTGTGAGTAAAAAGAAAAAGAAAAGAACAAAACAAGCACCAGAGCATTATGTAAATAACAAAGAATTTTATATTGCTTTATGTGAATGGAAAGACCAACTAGCAGAAGCAGAAGAATGTGGCGACCCAAAACCACCAATATCAGATTATATTGGTGAATGTTTTTTAAAGATGGCTACAGGAATTGCACGAAGACCCAATTTTAATAACTACGAATTTAAAGAAGATATGATTGGGGATGCTATTGAGAACTGTATTCTTTATGCTCATAATTTTAAAAAAGAAGGAAAGAATCCTTTTGCATATTTTACACAAATGATGTACTATGCTTTTATACGAAGAATACAAAAAGAAAAAAAGCAATTATATGTGAAGTATAAATTAGCCGAAACAATGGAAGATTTTCAAAACTATATTTCTTGGGATGATACCGACCCTCACGAGAAATTATCTCTTAATAGGAAGTTTGGAGTTTCGGAAAATGATATAGAAAATTTTAAGAGTGGAAGCAAGAAGAAGACCGCAAAGAAGAAGACCACAAAGAAGAAGAAAGACACAGGTGGTACATTGGATGATATATTATGAGTAAGGTGGCTTTAGTAACGGATACTCATTTTGGTGCAAGGAACGATTCTCAATTATTTCTAGATTACTTTTCGGAATTCTTTGAAGAACAATTTTTCCCTACATTAAGAAAACACGACATCGACACTGTGATACACGCAGGCGATTTAGTAGACAGACGAAAGTATATTAATTTTAATACATTATCTACTATTCGTAACAAGTTTATGCAACCATTGAAGGATATGGGAGTTACTGTTCATTGTATATTAGGAAATCACGACACATATTATAAGAACACTAACGATTTAAATTCATTGAAGGAATTATTTGTAGACAAGTACGATAATTTTATTTTATATGAGAAACCTACGGTCATTGACCTTGATGGGTTTGAGATATCGTTGCTTCCGTGGGTGAACAGAGAAAATAAAGAAAAATCATTAGAGTTTATCAAGAACACTAAAACAGATTGGTTGATTGGTCATCTTGAACTTACAGGATATGAAGTGATGCGAGGCATCAAATATGAAGATGGAATGAACCCAGATATTTTCAAGAAGTTTGAACAGGTAATCTCTGGACATTTTCATTGCAAGCAGGACAAAGGTAATATTCTTTATCTTGGAACACCATATCAAATGACATTTTCTTGTGTAGGTGAACCAAAAGGATTTTGGATTCTTGATACCGAAACACGAGAGATGGAATATATTCAGAACAAGAAAAAGAAGTTCTTTAGTATTGTTTACAACGATGAAGAAAATACATACGACAAGTTTATATCACGAACCCACAAAGAATATAAAGATGCATATGTAAAAATTTATGTGACACACAAAGAGAAGCCATACATCCTTGATAAAGTAATCGACACTTTATATCAAAGTGGTGTATTTAGTTTGAATGTTGTGGACAATATGGACGATACATTTAACTTTGATGATGATAAGAAAGCCGATATGACCAAATCAACCCTAGAATTGTTGTTTGAGGAGATAGACAACAACGAAACATTGAAGAATAAAAAAGAAGTAAAAGGTTTGATAAAAGAGTTGTATATGGAGAGTTTGAGTGTATAATAGTAAGTAATTATGTTAGTATTTAAAACGGTGAAGTATAAGAACTTCTTGAGTACAGGTAACACCCCAACAGAGGTGTATCTAAACAAATATAATACGGTACTTGTATCTGGTGAGAACGGTGCAGGGAAATCAACAATGCTCGATGCATTGACTTTTGTGTTGTTTGGTAAATCATTTCGTGGTATCAACATCAAGGGACTGACTAACAGCATCAACGAAAAGGACTGCGTTGTTGAGGTAGAGTTTTCATACAACAAAGATGTATATAAAGTTATTCGTGGACAGAAACCAAAGATATTTGAAATCTATAAGAACGGAAATCTCGTTCCACAGAATGCAACTGTAAGAGATTATCAACAGATTCTTGAAGAACAAATTTTAAAGATGTCTTATAAGGCATTTTGTCAAGTAGTCATCTTGGGTTCATCTAACTATATTCCTTTTATGAAACTATCGAATGCAGATAGACGGAAGATTGTTGAGGATTTACTTGACATTAATATCTTTTCTACTATGGGGAATATGTTGAAGTCGAGAATGTCAGAGAACAAAGACAAGTTACAACTCATTTCGACAAGATTGACAGTCCTCATTACACAAATTGACAGTCACAAAAATCTCATTGAACGAATGGAAAATAAGGCAAAAGAATCTGTTTCTAGCCACAAAGAGGATTTACAATCTACTAACAAACAGATTCAAGAACTCACTGGTGAAGTGAATAATTGGCAGAGAGAAGTTGATATTCTATTAGAGAAGGTGAAGGATGAAAGTTCGTTATCGTCTAAACTGATTAAAGCAGAAGGTCTTGAGAAACAACTGAAAACAAACATCAAGAAGGTCATCAAAGATATCTCATTTTATACCGATAATGATTCCTGTCCTATTTGCGACCAAAGCATCACAGATGAACACAAAGAATCTGAAGTATCAAAGAAGAATGAAAAGATGGAAGAACTTAACGATGCGGTGAATAAGATTGGTGAAACCATATCAGAAACAGAGGACACACTAACAGAAATTAATTCTGTTCTGTCTGATATTAGTACACTAGAAAAAAAGATTTCAAACAACAATTCATCCATTTCCGCCAGCAATCGGTATATCACAAAATTAAATAGTGATATTCAGGAGATTGCGGAAGACCGTGAAGAACTAGACAATGAACGAGAACGATTAGAAGAAATAGAGGCAGAATATCAGAAGATAGATAAGAAGAAAGAAGGATTAGTAGAAACCAGAACGGTTATGGAAGATACATCTTCTCTAATCAAAGAAGGCGGAATCAAAACAAAAATCATCAGGTACTATTTACCAGTGATGAACAAATTAATAAACAACTATCTTGCATCTATGGATTTCTTTTGTCAATTTACACTGGATGAAGATTTCTCTGAAACAATCAAGAGTCGATATCGAGATGATTTTACCTATTACAATTTCAGCGAAGGCGAACGATTGCGTATTGACCTTTCTTTGCTTTTGGTGTGGCGTGAAATTGCAAGACAAAAGAACAGCGTTAATTGTAATCTACTAATATTGGATGAAGTATTTGATTCTAGTTTAGATATAGGCGGAACAGAGGAGTTTCTAAAGATTCTAAACACATTCGGTGAGAGAGCAAATGTATTTGTTATTACACATAAAGCAGACCAGTTAATGGATAGATTTAAGAATCATATTCACTTTGAAAAGAAAAACAATTTCTCAAGGATTATAAGTGCAACATAATATTATGAAAACTGAAACACAACAATTTTATGAACGAAACAATTATGTAATCAATTCAGAAATGAATTGCTATTACCAAGACCTTGCTAATATGACCCCAGACGAATTTCGTGAATGGGTAATCAAGATGCGAAAGACAGTAAAAGAATCTTGGGACTTGTTCGGAAACCCACCCCGCATCGGTAAAGACGAACAAGCACTCGTTGAGCAATTCAATAAGATGGCAGAGTTTCCTATTCACGAGTTTACATTCACCGATGAACTTTCTGATGTAGACAATGATGTTATTATAAACAAATCACGACTTGGTGGTGAAGCAGACCAATGGTTTAGTAATATGATGAAGACACGAATTAACTATACAGAGAAAGACACAGGATATTCCATTTACGATTTGTTTGCCGATGACCGACATCTTGAGAAAATGGTAAAGGGAAGTATGCGACATTTCCGCCGAGATAGTTTATATGAACACGCAAAATCTGCAATTCGTAATAACGACAAGTACGCAGTGGTAAGTGTAGATAATGGCAAAGAATGGATGGAAGCATTTCATAATAACCCAAAGATTTTTAAAGGTTATGATTTTATGCTTGAAGAAACTAAGATGCGGGAAGGTGTAAACAGTGGATATTATCAGGTAGAACAATCTGATATTCTTCAGTTATCTAGACAACAAGTATTGGATTATAAAGAAAAAGGATGGTTGGAGTATCGCAATCATTCTACATTCGATATAGATAATATGGGTGACAACAAAGCATACAACATTCGTGTGTATAAAAAAGACAAAAAGATGTTTCCAAGAGGATTTTCGTCTTTTCGCATAGGATATATCCAAGTAGCCGTTAATTTCCCATCGATGACTGCTAAATACTTATATGAAAGATTCACCGAAGATTTCAAAGACCAAGAAGTTATTAACATCTATGACCCATCGGCTGGTTGGGGTGGTCGTATACTTGGCGCTATGGCTGTTAGGGATGACCGCAGGATTCATTATATTGGTACTGACCCCAATACTGACAATTTTAGTGATGATGGTGGTGACAACAAGTATGCTTATCTCGCAGATTTTTACAATACCAAAACTTATCGTGGAAATCCAATCTTTTCCGAAACGAATACTTATCATATTTTCAAAGAAGGGTCAGAGGAAATCGGAAAACACCCAGAATTTCAACAGTACAGAGGAAAAATCGACCTTATCTTTACTTCACCACCTTATTTCAACAGAGAGGCGTATAGCGAAGACAAAACTCAGTCGTACAAAAAATATGGGTCATCCTACGAATCTTGGAGAGATGGATTCCTCAGAGGAACACTAGAAACTTGTGTTGAATATTTAAAACCAGACAGGTATTTGCTATGGAACATAGCCGATTTAAAGATAGGTAAAAACTTCTTACCACTTGAACAAGATTCAAGAGATATTCTCGAATCTTTAGGAATGGAATATTGCTATACACTTAAAATGGCGATGGAGTCAATGCCCGGCCAAAATAGATTGGACGAGAATGGCGTTCCAATGTGCAAAAACTTCTGCAAAGTAAATGGCAAGTATATGAAGTATGAACCTGTATTTGTTTTCAGAAAATTGTCTTGACAAATTGATTTTTTATGTCATACTATAAATTATGATTTTACTAGATACAAACCAAACAATGATTGCAACCCTCTTTTCTATGTACAAGAAAAATGAGTTGGTCAATGTAACCGAAGATGATATCCGCAAAGCAACTTTGCTTGGTATTAGCCGATTTAATAATCAATTCAAAGACAAGTATGGTGAAATAGTTTTGTGCTATGACACTGGTAACTACTGGCGGAAAGATATATTCCCAGAATATAAAGCAAGCAGAAAGAAAGCACAGAAAAGTGATGGTGTAGATTGGGGAAGAATCTATGGTTACTTTGGAACTGTTCGGGAAGAAATTAAGGAAGTATTTCCGTTTAAATCGATGTACTTAAATCATCTTGAAGCAGATGATATTATTTCTGTGTTGGTGGAGAATTTATATGATAAGGAAAATATACTCATCGTATCGTCCGACAAAGATTTCCAACAACTGCAACGATTCCCTAATGTTCAACAATACAGTCCCAATAAAAAGAGTATGATTGTGTGCGAAGACCCAGAAGCATTTCTTGTAGAACATATGGTCAAGGGTGATGTATCTGATGGTATTCCCAATGTATTGTCCGATGACGATACCTTCATAGACCCAGACAAAAAGCAAACCACAATGACCAAGAAACGACTGAACGAAGCAATAGGACACTATACATCGGGTGCATTAAATTTTAATGAAACACAAGTTAAATATATCAGGAATTGGATTAGAAATAAAACAATGATTGATATGAAAGAAATCCCACAAGAACATAAAGACAGAATACTTGATGAGTGGGTAAAACCAATGGTTGGTGATAACTCACAAGTATTTGATTATATGGTCGGTAATCGACTAGGAGATATGGTAGACATTGTAATATGAAGCGGTCAAATAACAACAATAAAGGTGGAGATAATAAAAAACGATATTGTGGTAGTGGAAAAGCAAAAAAAACCAAAAAAAGAAAATTACGACACAAAGATAAACGAGCAATTAAAGATATGATTGATAATGTCAAACCAGATGAATATGACAAATATTCTGATTATATAGGATGGGATAATGATTGACAAGAGAAGCCCCTATGATACAATTACAATACATAAACCCAAACAACGGAGAATATTATGACAACAGCAACAACAAATAAAATGAACATTTCAACCGAAACACTTGATTTACTTAAAAACTTTTCAAGTATTAATTCAAATATACTTGTAAAAGAAGGAAACCGAATTCGTACTATTTCAAACTATAAGAATGTTTTAGCAGAAGCAACTGTTTCGGAAACCTTCGATACAGAGTTTGGTATTTGGGATTTGACGAAATTTCTCGGCACGGTATCTCTTTTTGATTCGCCAACATTTGAATTTGGTGAACGAGCAGTTACTGTTTCTGGAAATAATGGTGCAGAAGTTGTTTATTATTATTGTGAACCAAAACTTCTTACAACGGTTACCAAAGAAATCAAAATGCCTGATGCAGTGGTGAACTGTGAACTTCTTGAATATGATTTCAAGGAAATTCAAAAATCCTCATCTGTCCTGCAACTACCAGACCTAAAGATTTCATCAGAAGGTAACAAAGTAGTCCTCACAGTACAAGACCGAAAAGACCCTTCATCCAATACATATTCAATGGAAATTGGTGACCACAATGAAGATAGCACATTTGAATTTTTCTTCAAGATGGAGAATTTGAAAATGCTTATAGGTGATTATGACGTTGAGATTTGTAAAAACAGTGTTGCTCGTTTCACAAACAAGAACATTGATTTGAAGTATTGGATTGCAATGGAGCCGGACTCAAATTATAACGGATGATGATGACTTTAACAGAAAATAAATCTTATCTCTGGACGGAAAAATACCGACCAAAATCAATCGAAGAATGTATCTTACCCGAACGGATTAAGAAAACATTCCAAGATATGATTGATTCTGGAGAATCCCAAAACTTACTCCTATCAGGAAGTGCGGGTTGCGGTAAAACTACAGTGGCGAAAGCACTTTGTAATGAACTCGATACAGATTGGATGATGATTAACTGTTCGGAAGACGGTAACATCGACACTCTAAGAACGAGAATTCGTAGTTTTGCAAGCACTGTGTCGTTGACAGGTTCTAAGAAAGTTGTAATCTTAGACGAATTTGATTATGCAAATGCACAGTCGATGCAACCTGCACTTCGGGGTTTTATTGAAGAATTCGCAGACAATTGCCGATTCATCTTAACTTGTAATTTCAAGAATAGAATCATCGAACCAATTCATTCACGGTGTACCTGTATTCATTTCCAATTTAATAAGAAGGATATGAGTGCAATGTCTGCACAGTTTATGAAACGAGTAACTGATATTCTTGAAGGCGAAGGTGTTCCCTTTGAACCGAAGGTGATAGCGAAACTCATCGTGCGATATGCACCCGACTTCCGCCGTGTCATCAATGAACTTCAACGATATTCTATTGCAGGAACAATAGATGTGGGCATTCTTGCAGATATCGAGAACAGTAAAATTAATGACTTGGTTACATCAATGAAGGAAAAGGATTTTCAGTCAATGAGAAAGTGGGTTGTCGATAATCTTGACAACGACCAAGTACAGTTGTTCAAGAAATTATATGACAATTTATCGGATAGTGTTGAACCACAAAGTATCCCCTCTGCAATTTTGATTATTGCAGAATACCAATATAAGGCCGCATTTGTAGCAGACCAAGAAATTAATATGACTGCTTGTTGCACAGAATTAATGATGGAGTGTACATTTAAATGATTAAACCACTAAATGATAATGTAGTAATTATTTACGAAGAAGTAAAAGAAAAGACAACCGACTCTGGTATTATCGTAACAGGTAGTGCCGTAGAGGACAGAAGTAAGCCCGCCATAGCAATTGTTGCAGGAGTAGGTGATGCTGTCACCGTTGGATTAAATGTAGGTGATGTTGTTTTGTGGGACAGAGTTGCTAAAGGCGTATGCGAAGGTTGCATTATTGTACACGAATCCACAATTCTTGCGGTTATTGAAAATGAAACTGAGTGATTATTTAAACGCAATCAACCACACCAAAGTGGCGATGCACAAACTAGATGATGACTATGAATTTGTTCTCAAGAAGTATGTCCCCTTTATAATCAATAAGGGGGTTTCATACTTCCCAGATTCAATCATACAGGCGAACAATATGAACTTCTTTTGTGGGATTGATAAGAGAATGCATTTCGACTATTTGCAACATTCTATTCGGAAACGAAAGAGATTCAGTAAGTGGATGAAGAAAACTGCTCCATCAGATTTACAAACAGTCAAAGATTATTTTGGATATTCCAATTCAAAAGCATACGAAGCATTAAACATATTGAACAAATATGACATAAAACAGATGAAAGAGGAATTAAATGTGGGCGGAAGTGATAATAGAGGGGGGGTGTGAATGTTTCTATTATATACATAATTATGAAAGTGAACCATAAAGAAAGATGGAGTATATAATGGAAAGAGAACGATTAACAGCCGATGACTTAGTGGAAGTTAAACTTGCAGAGGATGAGGACTTCCTAAAAGTAAAAGAAACCCTAACACGAATTGGGGTTTCTTCTCGCAAAGATAATAAATTATATCAATCTTGTCATATTCTTCATAAACGAGGAAAGTATTATATTGTACATTTCAAAGAATTATTCGGACTTGATGGTCTTCCATCCAATATGACCGATAATGATATTGCACGAAGAAATACAATCATCAGTTTATTAGAAGAATGGGAATTGATAGAACTTGCAGATGAAAATTGGGTGTGCGAACCCGCCGCATCTGTGGGTCAAATAAAAATTATTCCTCACAAGGAAAAGAGTAATTGGGAACTTGTACCCAAATACCACATAGGAAAGCGTAACTAAATATAGTATGGAGATTACATTATGAGCAAATTATTGATTAAGTTCCCAACCCGAAACCGTCCAGAAAAATTCAAACAAGTATTACAGAAGCATATTGATTATCTATCAGGAAATCACGATGTACGATTTGTAATTACGATGGATGAAGATGATGACACAATGAACACCGATGAGATGCGAGAGTGGTTAGATGCTCTTGATGTTGATTTGAAGTATAACTATGGTCAATCTAAAAACAAAATTGAAGCGTGTAATGCAGATATGGAAGGCGAAGAATTTGATGTCGCATTATTAACATCTGATGATATGATTCCTTGTTTAGAAGGATATGATGATATCATCTTTCAGGGATTCCAACAATGTTTCCCAGATTTTGATGGTGGTATTAAATTCAACGATGGTCTACGACCAGTAGATGACCCACTAATGACCTTACCTGTTCTTGGTGGTAAGTTATATAAAGCAATGGGATATTTCTATCACCCAGAATATGTTTCGTTGTATGCAGATAATGATACAACAAACATTTGTGCAGGGCTTGGAAAGTTTGTTATTGCGAAAATTTGCATTATCCGACACGAATGGATTCCCGGCAATCACCCAGATGCAGATGAAATGCATCAGGAACAAGAAAGTCCAGAACTCTATGCAAAAGATAAAGCAGAATTTGAAAAACGAGGAACTGAAGGGTTTGATTTAGAACGAATCCGTGAAGCACTTGAAGGACAAAAAGTATGAAGCGAAAAGCAATTTTAGTATGTGGTGGTGGCGGTTTCATCGGAAGTCATCTAGTAAAGAAACTTAAAGAACAAGGACATTGGGTACGAGTATGTGATTTAAAATATCCAGAATATTCTGATTCCCCTGCTGACGATTTTGTTATAGGTGATTTGCGTAGTCAAAAGGTTTGTGATGATTTGTTTGAAACTTATGTTGATGGAGTCAAAAGACGAAAAACAAAATTTGGGGAGTTTGACCAGACAAACACTGGTGCGTTAATTTATGATGAAATTTACCAATTAGCAGCCGATATGGGTGGTGCAGGTTTTGTGTTTACTGGAGAGAATGATGCAGACATTATGCATAATTCTGCATTGATTAATCTTAATATGGTAGAACGAGCAACAGAACACCAAACACGAAAACTATTTTATAGTTCTAGTGCGTGTATGTATCCAGAACACAATCAACTAGACCCAGACAATCCCAAATGCACAGAAGATTCAGCATATCCAGCCGCACCAGATAGTGAATATGGTTGGGAAAAATTATTCAGCGAAAGAATGTTCCTCGCCTTTGCACGGAACAAAGGATTGAATGTTCGTGTTGCACGATTTCATAATATATTTGGAATAGAAGGAACTTGGGATGGTGGACGAGAGAAAGCCCCCGCCGCAATGTGTCGTAAGGTGTGTCTTGCAGAAGACGGCGGAGAAATTGAAGTATGGGGTGACGGTCTACAAACTCGTTCATTCCTTTACATCGATGAATGTGTTGAAGCAGTATTGCGTTTGATGGATTCTGATTTCTGTGAACCAGTGAACATCGGTTCAGAGGAAATGATTGCTATTAACAATTTTGCACAAATGGCAATTGACATCTCTGGTAAAGATGTTACAATTAAAAACATTAAAGGACCTGAAGGTGTTCGTGGTCGCAACTCTGACAACTCTTTGATTAGAGAGAAACTTGGTTGGGATTACAAAATGCCGTTGAGAGAAGGAATGGAAAAGACCTACAAATGGATTCAAGGACAAATTGAATCACAAAGTGATGTGGGTTATGTTTATGATGATGGTGTGGTTTCACACATAAAAATAAGTAAAATATAGAATGAATAAAATTATAGCGTATAGTTTATGGGGAGAAGACCCAAAATATACAATAGGTGCAATAAAGAATGCACAGGGAATTTGTGAATTATATCCAGAGTGGATTGGAAGATTTTACTGTGGTCAAAGTGTTCCTTCCGAAATTATTAAAGAATTGGAACAAACCCCAAACACAGAAGCCATAGTGATGGATGAAGATGGAGATTGGACAGGAATGTTCTGGCGATTCCTGTCGGCAGATAGTGATGATGTTGTACTGTCAAGAGATACAGATTCACGAATTACTCAACGAGAAGTAGATGCCGTAAATGAATGGTTAGAATCAGATAAAGATTTTCATATTATGCGTGACCACCCATATCACGGAACACAAATTCTTGGTGGGATGTGGGGATGCAGAAACGGAATATTAAAAGGTATAAGTGAATGGATGGAAAATTACACCAAAGGAGATTTTTGGCAAGTAGACCAGAACTTCTTGAGGGAGATGATATATCCAAAAATACAAAACAACACTTTTGTACACGATGAATTTTTTGAAAAGAAATCATTTCCAACAAAAAGAAAATCAAGAGAGTTCGTAGGTCAAGCATTTAATGAAGATGATAGTGAGTGCGAAACAACCCACGGAGATATGGTAATATGACACAGTATTCACAATATGGAGAAGAAGTAGTTATTGATTCATTTTTTAATAAAAAGAAAAATGGATTTTGCGTAGATGTTGGTGCGGCAAATGGTATACGATATTCTAATTCTAGGTATTTGATTGAAGAATTAAACTGGTCTGCGGTTTTAATAGAACCACATCCAACATTTTTTGATGAATTGAAAGAGTTATATAAAAACACAGATACTGTTAGTTTGTTGAATATAGCCGCACACTCAAAAACAGGTAAATTGCCATTTTATGTTTATGGTAGAGATGAACACGCACAAGTATCAACTCTTTCTGAATCCTTTAAAGAACGAGTTATAAACATTCACGGAAATAAATATGAAGATGAACCCACAATAGTAAATGTGGAATCATTAAAGAACATATTAAAAGACCTACCATTTGTAGATTTTCTTTCTATCGATTGCGAGGGTGTAGATATGGAAGTAATAAAATCAAATGATTGGGAGATGTATAGACCCGACTTAGTGTGTGTAGAGCAAAGTATGCCAGAAGAAGAAATTGTAGAATTTATGTCTTCTGTTAATTATAAATTATATAAAAAAACAGCAGGTAATATGTTTTTCACAACTATAAGAAAAAACTAATGAAAATATTATTAATACAAGAAAATGGAAGACACGATGCAAATAGACATTTTAGGGAATGTTTTTGTTTACAACGGTCGTTTGAAAAGCACGGACACGAGTGTGAAGTGTGGGGATTGGGTCACGACAACTATACAGAAACTCCAGAGTGGGATTCATATGATTGGATAATTAACCTAGAGAATTATGATACCAATGGTTGGCAACCATCTTTATCACAAACAACAAATCCCTATAAGTTTCTTTGGAGCATCGATGCACATTGTAGAGGAGAGGAAGTGTTTGAGGATACTTTCAAAGAAGGAAACTATAATGTTTTGTTACACTCAACCAAGGATTTTGTAAAGAAAGAATATCATTATTGGTTTCCGAATGCATTTGATGATGGTTTGATTAAACCTCTCGACATCGAAAAGAAATTTGATTTGGGATTTTGTGGCAACTATGTAAATCGAAAACAAATATTAGAATATTTGGAGAAAACTAAAGGTCTTCACTTGGACATTTTTGTTATAGGTGATGCGATGGTAGAAGCAATTAATTCATATAAATGTCAATTTAATTTGAACATAGGGAATGATATTAATTACAGGTCATTTGAAACTATAGGGTGTGGAACTTTACTTCTAACAAACTACAATCCACAATACGAGGAATTGGGATTTATCGATGGTCAGAATTGTTTTTTCTATTCTACACAAGACGAACTGAAAGAAAAAATCAATTACATTAAAGAAAATGATATTTCTGATATCGCAATGAATGGATATGAGTTGTCAAAAAAGAATACTTATGATGTCAGGGTTAAACAATTACTAGAGAGTTTTAAGTTGACGGAAAATTCCAAATTATGAAAATATTAGTAACAGGCGGAGCAGGGTTTATTGGGTCTAATTTAGTAAACCGATTGTTAGGTGATGGTCACGATGTTAGAGTCATTGATAATGAGTCAACAGATGCTCACGAATCACCTTACTGGAATACAAAGGCAACAAACTATAAGAGAGATATATGTGATTATGATTATTTAAAGTATATCACAGAAGGGGTAGATGTTATTTTTCATTTGGCTGCCGAAGCAAGAATCCAGCCCGCAACAGAGAACCCAACACTTGCAGTAAAAACAAATACTCTAGGAACTTGTAATGTATTACAGGCAGCCAGAGAGAATGGTGTAAAGAGAGTTGTATATTCTTCTACATCATCTGCATATGGTTTAGCGAATCCTGTTCCAAGCACAGAAAATATGAATACAGATTGTCTGAACCCATATTCAGTTTCTAAAACTGCGGGGGAAGAACTCTGCAAGATGTATACGGATTTGTTTGGACTAGAAACAATAACATTCCGATACTTCAATGTGTATGGAGAGAATCAACCCACCAAGGGACAATATGCACCAGTAATTGGTTTGTTTCAACGACAACATAAAGCAGGAGAGCCAATGACTATTGTTGGTGATGGATTGCAACGAAGGGATTTTACTTATGTTGGTGATGTTGTCGAAGCAAACATCCTCGCCGCAACAACAAAAAACAAAGATGCATTGGGTCAGTTGTTCAATATAGGTACAGGGATAAATTATAATATATTAGATTTGGTAAAACTTATTGGGGGAGAAAATGCAGAATATGAACATATACCAGAAAGAATTGGAGAAGTAAGGGACTCTCTATCGGACTGTTCTAAAGCATATAAATACTTAAAGTGGAAGACCGAAACAAAACTAGAAAATTGGATTTTAAATAATGAGTAAAAAAACTATAACGCTTAGTATGATTGTAAAGAATGAAACCCATATCATTATGGAGTGTCTTGAATCTGTTGCACCATATATTGACTATTGGATAATTGCAGATAACGGTTCAACAGACGGAACACAGGAACTTGTCAAAGAATTCTTTGAAAAGAAAGGAATTCCTGGCGAACTTCACGAAGTTGAATGGGTGGATTTCGGACACAACAGGACAGAAGCACTTGCACTTTGTGATGGTAAAGCGGATTATATTTTGATGATTGATGCGGATGACCACCTTGTTGGTAAACCAAAACTTGATTTGAAAGATGAGAAAGATGGATACGCTCTACGAATCAGTAGAGGTAATTTTACTTGGTGGAGAAATCAAATATTTAAAACAGGTGTTGGGTGGGGATATAAAGGTGTGCTTCACGAATATGCAGAATGTACAGGTAAGGGTAAAGATAAAGATGGTAAAGATGAAGTGGTAACTTTGGGAAGAATCCAAGGAGATTATCATATTGATGCTCGTACTCTTGGTGCAAGAAATATAGATGAAGATGGTTCGCTTATTGATGGTATAAAGAAATATAGTAAAGATGCAGAAACTCTTGAAGAAGCATTAAAGAAAGAACCAGACAATGCACGATATCAATTTTATCTTGCACAATCATATTTCGATTCACAGCAATATGATAAAGCGGAAATTGCATATTCTAAAAGAGCATCGATGGGTGGTTGGTTAGAAGAAGTGTTCTATTCAGTTTTCAGGGTTGGTATGTGTAAGATGCAACAAAAGAAACCTTGGCAAGACTGTCAAGATGTATTCTTACAGGCGTGGAATATTAAACCAGACCGTGCAGAACCATTATATCATCTTGCAAACATTCATAGAAATAATGGAAATCCTCATTTGGGATATTTATTCGCAAAAATTGCATTGGACATTAAATATCCTGTAAATGATATTTTATTCATTAATGACGATATTTACAGTTGGTTAGTTCTTGATGAATTTAGTGCTACTGCGTTTTATGTCGGAGATATGGAAACAGGATATTCAGCCACCCTAAGACTTATTGATATGCTAAAAAAAGGTAAAATTCCTGAACAACACAAAAAAAGAATCGAGAATAATCTCGAACATTATGAAAAGTCGTTGAGAGAAAAAATAGAATATCAGCAACAAACTGAAAAAGACAAGAAAAAACAAAGAGAATTGTCTATCAAGAACCAAGAGAACCAAAAACGAAAGAAATTAAAAAAGAAGAAGAAAGCAAAGGTATAAATAAGTAGTAATTACACTTTATACTAATATAAAATAAGAGGTACTATTTATGGCTCGTTCAGGAACATATGACATTTTTACAGACCAAGGTGCAACTTTCACTCTACATTTGGATTACCAAGATAATAATGGAATCGGATTAACTCTTGACGAATATAGTGCAAGAATGCAAGTACGAAGGTCTGCGGAAGACCCAGATATGCTTTTATGGGTTACTGGTTCTACTGCGGATTATTCTACAGGATTGCCTACTAATGGTGGTGTAACAGGTGGTGGTACTACTGGAGAGTTTACTGGAACTGGTGGTGTCGCAGGAACTGGATATATCAATATGGATGTTTCTGTTTCTGGTGCTACAGGACACACAGGTGGAATTTTAATTACTGTTGATGCTGATACTATGTCAAATGTTCCTTCGGGTAGACATATGTATGATTTGGAAATTTATTCTGGAGAAAGTGTAACCAAACTAATTAAAGGCCGATTTGAGGTTGAAGCGGAAGTAACTAGATGAGGCTTATATTATCGGAAGAACAACCGAATAAGATAACTGTTACGGGCAAAAATCAAATTAAATTGGTTGTTCAACCCGACAGAGAAAAGGTTGCAATTAATACACCATCAGGAATGGGGCCTCAGGGTCCTCAGGGTCCTGATGGTGCTGATGGTTCAGATGGTGCAACTGGATATTTTGGATATATTAATTATGAAGCCAGTGATGATATTGCAGATACTGTTGGGGAAGGTATAGTTTATGTTGGTGTTGATGACTTTTCAATAAATGAATCCGACTACGATACAGAATCCCAAGATTGGATTGCAACTCTGAACGCTTCGTTTATTATTACTATAACGAACCCATCATCACAAGAACCGAATACCCTTGTATGGAAAGTTGATAATCCCTCAGGTCCATCACAAGACGGAAAAATAACATTTGAAAGTAAGCAGTTACTCCAAAGTTGTAGTGTTCAGGGATGGGAATCAGATATTGTAAGGGTTGGTTTTGTTTGGAATGGAGATATCGGTGCAACAGGTGCTACTGGTGCAACTGGTGCAACTGGTGCTGATTCAACTGTAGTTGGACCCACTGGAGAAACTGGAGCAACTGGAGCAACTGGAGCAACAGGACCAACTGGTGCTGATTCAACTGTTGTAGGACCAACAGGACCAATAGGGCCAACAGGAGCAACTGGTGCAACTGGTGCAACTGGTGCAACTGGAGCAACAGGTGCAACTGGAGCAACAGGAGAAACAGGAGCAACTGGAGCAACTGGAGCAACAGGACCAACTGGTGCTGATTCAACTGTTGTAGGACCAACAGGACCAATAGGGCCAACAGGAGCAACTGGTGCAACTGGTGCAACTGGAGCAGATGGTACAGATGGTTCAGATGGTGCTGATGGTTCAGATGGTGCTGATGGTTCAGATGGTGCTGATGGTTCAGATGGTGCTGATTCAACTGTAGTTGGACCCACTGGAGAAACTGGAGCAACTGGAGCAACTGGAGCAACTGGAGCAACTGGAGCAACTGGTGCTGATTCAACTGTTGTAGGGCCAACAGGACCAACAGGAACAACAGGGGCAACTGGACCAACTGGACCAACTGGTGCTGATTCAACTGTTGTAGGACCAACAGGACCAATAGGGCCAACAGGAGCAACTGGTGCTACAGGAGCAACTGGTGCAACTGGTGCAGATGGTACAGATGGTACAGATGGTACAGATGGTACAGATGGTGCTGATTCAACTGTTGTAGGACCAACAGGACCAATAGGGCCAACAGGAGCAACTGGTGCAACTGGTGCAACTGGTGCAACTGGAGCAACAGGTGCTACAGGAGCAACTGGTGCTACTGGTGCTACAGGAGCAACTGGTGCTACAGGAGCAACTGGTGCTACAGGAGCAACTGGTGCTACTGGTGCTACTGGTGCTACAGGAGCAACTGGTGAAGTAGCGGGATTGCAATATGTATATCACCCACTCGACCAATCTCCAGATGATGGTACTATTATGTTGTGGGGTGCAGCCAACCCCACTGAAACCCCACCCCAAAGTGTGTATGACATTGCAAAAATTGAAATAGGATACAAGGACATATATGGAACAGACCAAACGGTAGCATTAAATACTTGGGTTGCTTCTACATCAACCGTTCGTGGATATGTAATGATGTCTAACCGATACGATTCTTCTAGTTATATTTTGATGCAAATTACAGGAACTACTGCTGGCGCGTGGGATGATGAATATGCAGAAGGTAACAGTTGGTTGTTTGATGCGACATACACCTCTCACGATAATTTTGATTTAGGTATGGATTCAGGCTGGACAGGCCCAGTTTCGTTGCAGTTTTACCGAACAGGGGATGCAGGTGAGGGTGGTTGTTCGGGTGGTTGTTCGGGTGGTTCGGGTGGTGGAGAAGATGGTGCTGATGGTGCAGATGGTGCAGATGGTGCTACAGGAGCAACAGGTGCTACAGGAGCAACTGGTGCTACAGGAGCATCTTCTATAGGACTTAGGTATAATTATCAAACAGGTGATGAATCTCCAGACGATGGAAATTTTTATATACAAGACGCCGGCTTTAACGGTCCTCCTTTTTCATTAAGTAATCTTAAATATATTTTTATTGGTGTCATTGACGGTGGTGGTGAAAATGTCACTGATTATTTAGATGATTGGGATAACTCCACAACCGACAAAAACAGAGGTTATATTTGGATACACGAAGAACAGGACCCGAATAATTATGGAATCTTCCAAATTGATGACGATACTACTGATGTCGAACAAAGTAAAAGATTTACAGTGGATTATGTTTCTGGTAGTTTTTCCGCCCCTGATGACACTCCCTGTATAATTAGTTTCATCCGAACAGGAGATATGGGTGGTTCGGGCGTGGATGGTGCAACTGGTGCAGATGGTTCAGATGGTTCAGATGGTGCTGATGGTTCAGATGGTGCTGATGGTTCAGATGGTGCTGATGGTGCTGATGGTGCTGATGGTGCTGATGGTGCTGATGGTGCTGATGGTGCAACTGGAGCAACTGGTGATTACGGTGGGGTATCTTGGAGATATGCTTTTGAAGCGATAGATGGTACTCCTAATACTGGACAATATGTAACTAACGAAGGACTAGCCGAAGGAGCGACATTATCAACAGAAATTAAAATACATCACACCACAAATGAAAACACAAATCCTGACATTAGTGCATTTTTAGAATCTATTATTGTTGGTGGTACAAATGGTTCTGATTTGTATCATATGAAATTATATAAGTGGCAACAACCAGAAGATTTTGTTTTATATGGAATTACAGACGGAATAACAGGTGCAACTTTTGATACTTTTACAATTAATCACATTGCAAGTAACTTTACAACTGGAATTAATTTTTCAAATGACGAGGATATAGTTGCAACCTTCACTAAATGTGGTACAAGAGGTAATACTGGTAATGACGGAACATATGAAGAAATGGGGGGTACTTATGAATGGGATAGTTACCCCTTAATGTCAATAATTGATTGTGATGCGGGTATAACTGGTACTGTTTGGGGAAAGGGTAACAACAACAATGCAGAGGACCTTATCGGGGCATTCAATTTACACGGAACAGATAGTGATGGTATTACCCACAACACAATTTTAGATACATATGCCGAGGGAGCAGTGAACGCTTGGATAACAATAGTAAAAGGTGCGGGTGCAGAAAACGATGGTTCACACGGAAACGGAACAAACCCATTAGCAGGTTCTGCTTGGATACAATGGGATAATGTCCTTATAAAAAAATGTATAGGTGGGAACGAAGACCAATATTGGGTAGACACTTCTAGTGCAACCCATAGTGATAGTTCTGGCAGTGGCAATATTAATTGGGCGGGAGATGAATGTCCTGACGAAGAAGATGTAACTGTCTATATTGGTCCGATGACAGCAATGTATAATTCTGTGGGTGACGGTTCAATTCCTCGAAATGTCGGAACAAGTAGGGCAGTAGTTTGGGGTTCTAAAGTGGAACATCTTTCAGATGTTTCTGGTTCTGTCGGAAAAGATAAAACATTAAAATATAACAACTCCACATCTAAGTGGGAAATGACAAGCACTTCAGCAACACGAACAGCACTTGGTCTTGGTGGTTCTTCAATGGGTAATTCTGGTGATATCCTTATGATTGATGCCGAAGGAACAACTATGGAATTTGTTCCGTATTACGATTCTGTTGGTGTTTATGTTGATAATGGTGCATCTGTTTTAACAACAGGAATCAAAGGTCATAGGGTTATTCCATATGATTGTGAAATTGTCGAATGGACAGTAACAGGAAACACATCGGGGTGGGTCGATTGGCAAGTAAATTGGGGGTCGAGCAGTGATTGGCCTGCAACAACCACAATAACACACGGCATTAATAAAGGTCCAGATTTAATTTCTCAGTCATATGACACTATGACAATATCTGGAAGTGATTGGAACAAGAGAACATTTATAGGCGGAGATGTATTAGAATTTCAAGTTTATACCACTGCCGGATTAAGTGCATCAAATTTGATGTTGAAGATTAGGAGATTACCGTAATGGCAGAATATAATGGTACAAATGTTCAGGTTTACTATGTAGATGGGGAAAACGGAGATGATGCTGCATATAATGGTGAAGCCGCCGTATGGGAAGGGGGAACATCTGATGTTGGACCTTGGCAAACAATTCAAAAAGCATTTGATGAGATAGATAATACAGTTGGGGCTGCTGATGGTGATGATGTTCGTATTATGAAAACATCTGATGATGCAACATACTATGGACTCACCGCAGAACTTTCCGCAGATTGGTCTGGTAAAGAAATCATTATTAACGGTGCAAACACATCGGGTGTTGTTGATGGTACTGTTGTGGAAATAGATGGTAGTGCGTTAGGCGCAACGGCTTCGATGATGAAGTGTACACACGCAAATCTCGACTACTCTACATTTACTCATTTGAAATTTAACGCCGCTGATACAGCAGAGTATTGTGTTGAATTTACTTCCTCCAATAGTCACCACGTTAATTGGGTTAATTGTCAATTCACAAGTGCAACAAGTCACGGATATTACACAACCAGTTTAGCAATGTATCATAGTTTTATTAATTGTCGATTTGATAATAATGGTGGTTCGGGATTAGAACATTCATCATCGACATACAGTATGTTTCATAAATGTCTGTTTGACAACAATGCGGGTGATGGTGCAAATATCGGTTCGGCTTCCAGAATATCAAATTGTGTATTTTACAACAATGGTGATGATGGATTATATATTTCCAATTCGGGTGCCCTTGTTTGTGATTGTGTTTTTGATAATAACGGTGATGATGGAATGTCTACGCGGGGGACTAATCAAGGTATTTTTGTAAACAATCTTTATACTAACAATACAGCAAAAGGACTGAATGCACCCACTGCCAACGGCGAACATCGTCAATTTTACCCTGCGTTTTATAATAACGATGATGCATATGCAAATCCTGCTTCAAATAATCACTTATCAATATACAACTATCTTACATCCGCAACCGTGACATACGATGATGCCCCCAATTTTGATTTTACACCAGACAGTGCATCACCTATATTGGGTGCGGGTGTGCCGTCACCATTTCAATGGTTCGGTTCAACTGCATCAGATATTGGATTGGGCAAATTCCGTGCAGAGGGTGGTGAAAGTATTTCAATTTTCTGATTGACTTTTGAATTCTTTGATGTATAATAAATACTCAAAGGAGATTTATATTATGAAACTAAAGTATTTTAAATTACACGATGATGTTGCAGACCCACTTTTTGCAACGGATGGTTCGGCTTGTTTTGATATTCACGCATATTTACACAAACCAGTAACCGTCCACAGAATGGAAAATTACAAAGAGAAAATTTATCCAGAACGAATTCAATGGGAAGATATTGAAGAACTTCAAATTTCTATTGCACCCGCAGATAGAATTTTAATTCCTACTGGATTAATTTTTGATATTCCAGAAGGACACTCGGTTCGCATCCATCCTCGTTCAAGCATCTCGTTGAAGAAGGGACTAGCCCTCACAAATGGCGAAGGGATTGTTGATTGCGACTATTACCACGAAACATATATTATGTTCACGAACACATCCGCAGATACGGTTCGCATCACACACGGCGAACGAATTGCACAAGGCGAATTGGTCAAAAAAGAAAACTATACATTAGAACAAACGATAACTCAACCAACGCAGACCACTCAACGAGTCGGTGGTTTTGGTTCAACAGGTGTACATTAATGTCAAAGAAAAAGAAACCATACGGAATATGGGTTCATACATTAAAAGAATGGATGTCTATTGATTCGTCAAGTAATCGTAGAGCAAGATACGAATTCAAGAGAGAAGCACAGAAAGAAGCCGATGAGTTCAATCGTGTATTGAAGAAAAACAAAAAAGTATATGAAGCAAGGAAGATATAATATGGACAGAACTGAACTACTCAAGTTGCACGAAGAATTGTGTGAAACGGCACTTGAGATTATGAAAAAGAAAAATCACGATTATGCAGGACAGGGCGGTGAAACACCATTTGCAAATTTTACTCGGTCAGAAGCAATGGGAATATGTTCAACTGAACAGGGATTTTT